TCGTGGATGCACTATATTAAATTAAGGACAGACAAAGCCACACAGAAAGAACATAGACTTGTTGCAGAAGAATGTAAATCCGTGATACAATGTATAGCACCTTTTACGAAGGAGTATTTTGATGCAAAAGAATGAGAAAGCCTATATTAAGATTTTTGGTGTACATCTCGTAGCCTACTATAATTATTACCATCAGGAAAAGATGGTTGATATCCATCGTGTTTGTGCTGGTGATAGTGACATTGATATCTATGAATTGTTGCATCACACGGTTCTTATAGAAGTTCGTGAGCAGATTAAGGAAATGGAACAATCCAACCGGGAGAACAAAGGTGAGTGACACACAATCAAGCCGTGAATGGGTTGGGCTGACGGTTGAGGAGATTGATAACATCACTGACAGGGAGTATGGTCTTACACAATTTAGCCCGATTTACGAAGCGCATCGAGGGTTTGCTTATGCCATTGAAGCCAAAATCAAGGATAAGAACACATGAAAACAACACAACGAGAAGCAATGGAGATGGCGCTGGAGGCGCTGGAGAACCACACTGCCATCAAGCACCCGCAGCAGAGAGGCTACAGAGACGACGCCATAGCAGCATTACGCGCTGCGCTGGCCGAGCCGGTGCAGGAGCCGGTGGAGGGGCGGTCATGAGCAAACACACGCCGGGGCCTTGGGTCGCCAAAGACGACGGCGTCGGGCCTTACATCATGGCGGGGGAAATAGACATCGCCATGGCTGTTGGGCCATTTTCATATGACTATATGGAGTTGGAAGTCAACGCGAACGCTCTCCTGATCGCCGCTGCGCCGGATCTGCTGGAAATGCTTGATCGCGCTGTCCGCAGGCTTGAGATAGCACATGCGAACGGCGACACCATCATGCGCGAGTGGATTATTGACGCCCGAGCCGTCATTGCCAAAGTGGAGGGACGGTCATGCTCATAGGACAAACAAACAATCAATCAAAAAAGAGAGCAAACACATGACAGCGAAACAAGAAGCATTGGTGAGGGGAGGGAAGGAATGAGCGGCGGCAGCATGAACTACCTATACTCACGCATTGAGTACGACGCTACATTCAAGATGAACACTCCGGCGCGCGTCGCATTTCGCAAGCACTTGATGCTTGTATCGCAATGCCTCAAGGCTATTGAATGGAACGACAGCGGGGATGGGGATAGACAAGAGGAGGCGTTGCTACTGGAGTGCCTTGGCAAAGAGCGAATCATTGATGCTGCGATTGAACAGGCAAAAGAAAGCGTGAAGGTGCTTCAAGAGGCCATCACTAAAGCAGAAGGAGAGAAAACATGAGTGACACAATCAATATCAATGGCATTGAATACATCCCTGCTGCCTCCGCGCAGCGTGCTATCGCAGGATCACGGGCGGTCATTGTAGTGGATCGTGGCTGGATTTTTGCAGGGGATGTGACACGGGAAAATGGTCGGATCAAATTGTCTCGTGCGGTGTGGGTTTTCCGGTGGGAAGAAATCGGGTTCGATGGCGTGATTGCTAATCCAAAGCATCACAAAGTGACGATCAAGCCTATGCCGAATGGTGTGGACATTCCCGAGGGTGCTGAGATTTTTGCCGTTCCTGTGTCAGACGGTTGGGGCTTGTGATGCCAGACCAACAACAGTGTATTCCCGTGGGTTGTGGTGTTGACGGCGACGGCTACGGCAACGGTGGCTACGGCAACAGTGGCAACGGCGACGGAAGCGGCTACGGCAGCGATGACGGCTTCGGCGACGGCGACGGCGACGGCGACGGCAAAGGCAACGGCTACGGCTATGGCAACCGTCACGGCAAAGGCTACGGATACGGCTACGGAACAGCGAGTCCAAACAGAAAACGGAGGATAAAATGACCGAAGCAAGAGGAGACAAAAGTGGCTGAACAACTAGCGGCACATAAACCCTGTTCAGACTGTGGTAGCAGCGATGCTCTAGCGGTTTATGAATGGGGAACCAAGTGCTACTCCTGTGGCGCAATCCACAAAAACCGTATTGACAAACCACAATTGACTGTGATTACCAACATGGAAAGCGTTAACCTGACTTATTCATCTGTATCAGATAGAGGATTGACTAGAGACACCTGTGTTACCTATGGTGTCGGATCTGCTAATGGTTCCTACTATTTTCCTTATCATAATGATGCAGGAAACCTAGTAGCATACAAGAAGCGCAACCAAGCAGAAAAGAAGTTTTCAAGTGAAGGTGCATGGAAAGAATGTACACTTTTCGGACAGAACCTATTTAGTAAAGGTGGTAAGTATGTCACGATCACAGAAGGCGAGTTCGACGCTGCGGCAGCGTATCAGGCGATGGGTTCTAAGTGGCCTGTGGTTAGCATTAGGAACGGTGCGCAGAGTGCAGTTCAAGATGTTAAACAAGCGTATGAGTGGCTTGACTCTTTCGAGAACATCATCATTTGTTTTGACAATGATGAACCAGGCCGAAGGGCTGCTAATCAGGTTGCTGAAATCTTTGGAACTAAAGCCAAGGTATTTAAGGGAACCACCGACTGTAAAGATGCCTGTGACTACCTATCGCAAGGCAGAGGAAAAGAGTTCCTTGATTACTGGTGGAAAGCAGAGAAGTACACGCCGGACGGTATCATCGACGGACAAACCCTCTGGCAAGAAGTAAGCACTCCAGTTAGTAAAGCCAAGGTATTCTATCCTTTCAGTGGTTTGAATGATCTTACCTATGGTATTCGTGAGGGTGAGATGGTGACCATCACTGCTGGATCAGGACTAGGCAAGTCACAATTTGTGCGTGAAGTGGTGTATCATATCATTAACAATACACAGGATAATGTTGGTTTGATGTTCTTGGAGGAATCAATCAAAAAGACTGCGCTATCTCTTATGAGCCTTGAATGTAACAAACCATTGCATCTACCTGACACGGAGGCAACAGAGAATGAACTTAAGTCTGCTTTTTCTAACACTGTGGGTTCTGGTCGTGTTTATCTATTTGATCACTTTGGTTCGACCACATTGGACAACATCCTGGCGAGATGTAGGTACATGGCTGTGGCATTGGGTTGCAAGTATGTTTTCATTGACCACATTTCGATCATTGTTTCAGCGCAAGACAACGGCGACGAAAGAAAAGCAATAGATGAGATTATGACTAGGCTGCGAATGATGGTGCAAGAGACTGGAATTAGTTTGTTTGTTGTCTCGCACTTGAAGCGCCCAGAAGGCAAGGGACATGAAGAAGGTGTAGCAACAAGTCTTGCACAGTTGCGCGGATCAGGTTCTATTGGTCAGTTGTCAGATATTGTTATAGGACTGGAGAGAAACGGTCAAGCAGAGGATATCAAGGAAAGGCACACCACTAAGGTTAGGGTTCTAAAGAACCGGCATAGTGGGCTTACAGGGCCTTGTGCAAGCCTGTTATATGATCGTTTTACTGGACGGATGAACCAAGTAATTGAGGATGATTCACTATGAAAGTGCTGGTTGCTTGTGAATATAGTGGAGTTGTAAGAGATGCTTTTATTGCAAAAGGACACGAAGCATTAAGTTGTGACTTGTTGCCTACAGATTCACCAGGGCCGCATTATCAAGGTGATGTGTTTGATATAATAAATGATGAGTGGGACTTGATGATTGCACATCCTCCTTGCACACATCTTGCTGTTAGTGGAGCAAGGCATTTTGAGCAAAAGAGGAAAGACGGTAGACAACAACAAGCAATAGATTTTTTTATGAAACTAGCAAACTGTAGTATTCCGATGTATGCAATTGAGAACCCTATATGTATAATGTCAACTGTGTGGAGAAAACCAGACCAGATAATTCAACCGTGGCAATATGGACATGGAGAAACCAAGTCAACTTGTCTATGGTTAAAGAATCTACCTAAATTAACTCCAACAAATATTGTTGAAGGAAGGGAAGCGCGAATACATAAACTACCGCCAAGTTCTGACAGATGGAAAATCAGAAGCAAAACATACGAAGGAATAGCCAAAGCAATGGCTCAACAATGGGGCTAAAGTGAGAATCGCACTAGACATTGAAACTAACAAAGCACATGACACAATCTGGATGTGCTGCACTTATGATATTGACACTAAGGAAGTAAAGACATGGACGGAAGCAGAAAGTTTCCAGCAGTTTATAAAGGACGCAGACTTGATCGTGGCGCACAACGGAATCGGATTCGACTTTCCGGTGTTGGATCGGATATGGAAAACAACAATCTCTACGAAGATGACGAGGGATACTTTGGCTATGTCAAGGTTGTCAAATCCAAGCCGCGACGGAGGTCACAGCCTGAAGAATCTAGCCAGTCTGGTAGGAAGAACCAAGAGGGAATTCGAAGATTTCGACCAAGGTCTAAGCGAGGAGATGATTGAATACTGTGCTGAAGATACCATCATCTGTGGTGAGTTGTATCTGTATCTAAGCAGGGAACTAAAAGAGTTCTCTGAGCAGTCAATAGAGTTGGAACACAAGGTAGCGAAGATTGTGCATGAACAGGTTGAACATGGCTTCTACTTTGATGCTCAGATAGCGTTAGGTTTGTTGGCTGAATGGAAAACAGAAGTATCCTTTATTGAGGAAGAACTACAAGCAATCTTTCCACCGATAGTTACAGAGCGATGGTCTCAAAAGACTGGTAAGCGCCTGAAGGACGATGTAGAGGTTTTTAATGTTGGTTCCAGGCAGCAAATAGCAAAGCGGTTACAGACTCTTGGATGGGTTCCTAAACAGTTTACAGAAACAGGAGAGGTAAAAGTAGATGAATCAATACTCGGAGATGTTGATCTACCTGAAGCCAAGCGGATATCACAATACCTATTGCTTCAAAAACGGGTTAGTCAAGTTGAGTCATGGGTTGATGCTTTATCAAACAAAGGACGGATTCATGGTAAGGTCATCACCAATGGAGCGATAAGTGGTAGGGCTACTCACCATAGTCCTAATGTTGCTCAAGTCCCGAATGTAAATTCACCATGGGGTAAGGAGTGTAGATCATGTTGGACAGTACCGAGAGGCTATAAACTTGTTGGTATTGACCTAGCACAGTTGGAGTTGCGCTGCCTAGCCCACTATATGAAAGACCAGGATTACATCGAGGAGTTGCTAAATGGCGATATTCACACAAAGAACCAGATTGCAGCAGGTCTTGAGACTAGGAGTCAAGCAAAAACCTTTATCTTTGCGTTTGTCTACGGAGCCGGAGATGAAAAGATTGGAAGCATTGTCGGTGCTGGTAAGAAAGAAGGAACTGCTCTTAGGAACCGTTTTCTTGCAGCAACGCCAGCACTTAAAGCACTCAAAGAAAAGGTGGACAGTAGCAGTAAGAAAGGGACGCTTAGAGGGTTGGATGGTAGGCTACTTCACATTAGGTCAAGTCATTCGGCACTCAATACCTTATTGCAAGGAGCAGGAGCAATCATCTCAAAGCAGTGGATATGTAATATATCGGATGAAGTTCGTAGCAGGGGACTCGACTGTAAGCAAGTGGCTTGGATACACGACGAGTTACAATATGAAGTCAAGGAGGAGTATGCGGAGGAATTCGGTATATTAGCCGTAGAATGTGCGGTGAAAGCAGGTGTAGATTTAGGGTTGCGTTGTCCTCTTGACGCAGAATATCATGTTGGTAATAATTGGGCAGAAAGTCACTAATGAAACAGGAAATAGCAGAGAAGATCAGAGTTGCTCTTGAAGAAATCAAGGAAGCCTTGGATACACATGAGTTGGTATTGTTGTTGGTAGATGGCAGCAAAAAGGTAGATTTAGCAACATCTATCTATGATTTGGATGAGTTGCAATCAGTTTTGTCTTGTGCTCTTACAGCAGTAGCGTTAAAAAAGGCAAAAAGTAGGACAGATGGACTTGACACAATGCACTGATAGTGTATAATATTAGGTGTAACTTTTATAGGAGAGTAAGCAATGGAATTGAAACCGTTTAAGGTTAAGGCTGATCTGTTTTGGGCATTCTTTGATAAACCCAACCCCATGAGTGACAAAGGTGATTATACAGTAGACCTGTGTAATCTTTCTGATCAGGCTGTAAAGAAGATTGAGGAGATTGGTGGAGAGGTTAAATCTAACCCTGAAAAACCTGACCAGGGACGCTTTATCACGATCAAAAGCCGTTATGCCATCAAACCAACCGATGACAACGGTGATGTGATTGACGCTCAGGTAGGTAATGGCTCTAAGGCTGTAGTGTTGGTTAGTCCATATCATTGGGTATGGAAGGGTAAGAATGGAATTCGATTCTCACCCAAGGCAATGACAATCACTCATTTGGTGGAGTATAACAAGGGTGGTGTAGTTAGTGACGATGACGATGTTCTTTAATAAGGAGAAACCATGTACATTGTAAAGAAAAACAACCGTAAAGTAACTCTCAAGATGTTCTCTACACCGTTTACATCTTATGATGTTGCGCGTAATACCTTGCGTAAGTATCTGCGCTCTTTGGGTCTTGGTCGTAACTTGGGTAACACTGGTTACTCTATTGTCAAGACCTGATGCTTGCTCTCATCGACGCGGACATAATTTGCTATCGAATCGGATTCGCATCTGAGGATGATAGCGAAAAGATAGCGTTGTACCGTGCCGGTGAGTTCATGGAAGAACTGGTAATGAAGCCCTATGTCAGTGACTATAAAGGGTTTCTTACCGGCTCCAACAACTACCGACATGAGATAGCAGTCACTCAGCCGTACAAAGGCAACAGGAAGCAACCTAAGCCTAAACACTATGAACTATTGAGAGAGTATCTAGTTAGTGCTTGGTCTTGTGAAGTAAGTGATGGTGAAGAAGCAGATGATGTTATTGGTATCACTGCCTATAGCATGGATGTAGAGGACTATATAATTATGTCTATTGATAAGGACTTGGACATGATTAGAGGATGGCACTATAACTTTATCAAGGATAACAAGTATCTGATTGATGAGAGAGAAGCAATCCTCAAGTTCTATACACAATGCCTTACTGGTGATCGTGTTGATAACATCCCAGGATTGAAGGGAGTAGGCCCAAAGAAGGCTGCTAAGGTCTTGGAAGGATGTAACACCGAGCAGGAGATGTATAAAGCAGTTCTAGAGGCTTATGACAACAATGAGGAATTCTTATGCGAAAACGCAAAGTTGCTGTGGATAAGGCGAAACAAGTCCCAAATATGGACACCGCCAAAGTAGTGTATGTGGAATGGGTGGATGCGGTAGCGGACTTGGGATGGCAAACTCTACCAATTATTGCTGCTACTCATTTGTGTAAAACAATCGGGTATCTTGTGGATGAAAATAAAGAAGCAATCTGTATTGCATCAACCATCAGTATCAGTGACACAAACGCTAGGATGCACATACCGAAAGCGTGGATTAAGAACAGGAGATACATTGAAACCAAGCAGCGCAAAAAGCAAAGGCCGCGTATTGCAGCAGTGGACAGCAGACCAACTAATATCGAGGTTTCCAATTGAACGAGATGACTGTAAAAGCGTGTCAATGGGCGTGCAAGGGGAGGACATATCGCTTAGTCCTTTTGCCAGACGGATCATACCATATTCGATTGAATGCAAGTCGAGAGCACAAATCAGCGTGTATGGATTCTATGAACAAGCACAAAAAAACTGTAAGGGGCTTGAGCCGATCTGCGTTGTTAAGCAAAATAGGTGCAAGCCCTTGGTAGTCGTAGATGCTGAACACTTCTTTAACCTGATTGCTGAAAGGAATAAACAATGAAACATTTTACAATCAAATACTATGAAGATTCTTTTGGAAATGGAGATTTGTATCCAAAGAATTTTGAATCAAAGACATCGTTTTCCTTTGATGATATGGCTACATGGGATGGTATTCTTTATCAGTTCTGTAAGCATCTTGAAGCAATTGGGTATGTCGGAGTAATTGACAAGGTGTATGTTGACAATCTTATGACGGATGAACGGCTCTTTACTCACCCAATCAACTACAGGCCTAAAGGACAATGGGACAAGTGGTTTGAAGAAGGCCAACACGGGGACACGGTAAAAGACGATGAAGATACTTCTTCTTGATATTGAAACCAGTCCTAACACAGCGCATATCTGGAGTCTAAGGGATCAGTATATCAACCCTAATCATATCCTGGAATCCTCGATAGTGCTGTGTTGGTCTGCAAAGTGGTATGGTAGCAAGGATGTCATGTTTCAGTCAGTCTATGGTGTAGGTATGACTGAGATGCTTAAAGGCATCCATGGACTTCTGGATGAGGCTGATGCAGTGGTTCACTACAATGGTAGCAGGTTTGATATACCAGTGTTGAACAAGGAATTCTTGCTTAACTCTATGCCACCACCAGCACCATACAAGCAGATTGATCTTCTTAGAGTAGTAAGAAAAGAATTCAGGTTTCCATCTAACAAGTTGGACTATGTGTCTAAGAGGCTAGGTTTAGGAAGCAAGGTAGACCATGAAGGTTATACTCTATGGGTTAAGTGTATGAACAACGATAAGCAAGCATGGAAAACAATGGAGAAGTACAACAAGCAGGATGTGGTGTTGCTAGAGAAGGTGTATAACAAAGTGTTGCCGTGGATCAGGAACCATCCTAACCATAACCTATTTGATGGTAAGGGTTGTCCTACCTGTGGTTCACATAAAATACAGAAGCGGGGTTTTGCTTATACACTTACTGGTACTTTCCAAAGGTTTCAATGTACTGATTGTGGAGCATGGTCTAAGACTACAAAGGCACTAAATGAACATTGTTCTATTGCTACAGCAGGAGGATAAATGAGTATAGATAACGCATCACCATCAGAATGGAATAGAGCACGGCTTTATGATACATGGGAAAATCAAAAGAATGCTCATATTAACTCTATAGCAGAAAAGTGGCCTCCTAAGTCATTGCCTGATATCCTTAAAGACAAACTCAGGGAGACACAGGTAGGTGGCGATCACTACAAAGGAAAGATTGAGCCTTGGGATGTGATGATGGATTGGAATCTTGATCCTTGGCTTGCTAATGTCATCAAGTATATCCAGCGTCACCGTAAGAAGGCGGGTAAAGAGGACTTGGAGAAGGCAAAGCATTACCTGGAATACGCTATTGCTAACTATGACACTATCAGCACCAAGTATTACAAATGAATCTGACGCTAGAAGAAGTCAAGGAACGATTGGCTACTCTGGATGAGACAACTCTGATAGAGGAACTGGACATTAGATCACAGGATATAGTCAATCGTTTTGATGACATCATAGAAGAACAGATGGATAGGCTTATTGAACTAATAGAATGGGAAGAAGATATAGATGAATAAATACAGTGAGTTTATTTCCAAAAGTAGGTATTCTCGTTACCTACCAGACTTGAAGCGTCGAGAGCATTGGGATGAAACAGTAGATCGTTACTTTGAATTCATGTTTAATCACTTGGAATTAAAGCATGGTTTCATAGCAGATTCAGAACTAAAGGATACTTTAATTAAGGCTGTCAAGAACTTTGAGGTTATGCCTTCCATGAGGGCTATCATGACTGCTGGAAAGGCTCTTGACCGTGACAACACAGCAGGTTATAACTGTTCCTACTTGCCTATTGATGACCCAAAGTCATTCGATGAGGCAATGTATATCCTTTTGTGTGGGACAGGTGTTGGATTTAGCGTGGAGGCTAAATATGTCAATCAGTTGCCTGAAGTTCCACATCAGTTGTTTGATTCTCAGACTACTATTGTGGTGTCAGACTCTAAGGAAGGGTGGGCTAAGGCACTACGCCAACTCATCGCTTTACTATACTCTGGGGAAGTGGCAAGGTATGACCTTTCCAAGATTAGACCTGCTGGAGCAAGACTCAAGACTTTCGGAGGACGAGCGTCTGGCCCCGGCCCTTTGGATGAACTTTTTAGGTTCGTTGTCGCCAAATTCCGAGGAGCCTCTGGTCGCAAACTGTCATCACTTGAGTGTCATGATATTCTCTGCAAAATCGGGGAAGTTGTTGTTGTGGGTGGGGTACGCCGATCCGCAATGATCAGTCTGTCTGACCTGGAAGATGACAAGATGCGCCATGCCAAGAGTGGTGATTGGTGGACTATGAACTCTCAACGAGCATTGAGTAACAACAGTGCTGCCTATGAAGTAAAGCCTGATGTTAGTCAGTTCCTGCAAGAGTGGACTAGCATCTATAACAGTCACAGCGGTGAGCGAGGAATCTTCTCAAGGAAAGCCAGCAGGAAGCAGGTAGCCAAGTATGGAAGGCGTAATCCTGACTATGAGTTTGGTACTAACCCTTGCAGTGAGATTATTCTTCGTCCTCAAGAAATGTGCAATTTAACCGAAGTGGTTGTACGCTCTGATGACACAGAGGAAACACTTGCTAACAAGATCGAGATTGCAACTATTCTTGGAACCTTTCAGTCTACTCTTACGCACTTTCCTTACCTACGCAAGGTGTGGCAAAAGAACGCAGAAGAAGAACGACTGCTTGGTGTGTCACTAACTGGTATCCTTGACAATTCATGGATGAGTACAATCTGTCAAGAGACGGAGGATAAACTTGCTAGACTTCGTGAAGTTGCTGTTACCACTAATGAAAAGTACAGCACTGCTCTCAACATTAACGCGTCAACTGCTATCACTTGCATTAAGCCTTCTGGCACTGTCAGTCAACTTGTTGATTGTGCCTCTGGTATTCATCCACGACATTCTGCTTATTATATTCGGCGTGTGCGTGGTGATAAGAAAGACCCTCTCTCGCAATTCCTGATTGATGCTGGTGTACCTGCCGAGGATTGTGTGTATAGGCCCGATAGCACTACTGTATTCAGTTTCCCTATGAAGGCTCCTAGTGGTGGGCTGCTTAGGGATAACTTGAGTGCACTACAGCACCTTGACTTGTGGCTTATGTATCAGCGTCATTGGTGTGAGCATAAACCATCTGTCACCATCTCTGTTAAAGAAGATGAATGGTTGGATGTAGGGGCTTGGGTATTCAAGAACTTTGATGAGATTAGCGGTATCTCGTTCTTGCCTTGGGATGGCGGTTCTTATCGACAGGCTCCTTATGAGGAGTGTGATGAAGAAGCCTATAACGCGCTACTGGCTAAGATGCCTGTAGATATTGATTGGGATAAACTGGTAGAAGATGATGACAATGTTGAAGGTGCTCAAACGCTTGCTTGTGCCGCAGGACACTGTGAGATATGATAGCGCTCACTGTGTCTTTTATCTGTGGACTGTGTGTAGGAATGGAGTATACTACTGATGATGGATATCACTACATCATAGTAGATATTCTATTCCTACGGTTGATGCTTATTTACGATTCAGAATCTTAGTTCTTACTTCGTCATACTGCTTATAGCATATTTGTAGATCAGTAACTAGTTTGTCTGCTTCTGCGGCAAGCCTTGTAAGAAATTCTGCATCCGGTCTTGATAGTTCTTTTCCGCTGGAACCTTCACAAGTTCCGGTGGGACGGGACACGCGTTCGGGACGGTCACGCAACCTGTCAAGAGCATCGTTAAGATCAGTATTGATTTTTTTAAGTTGCTTGTCATAGTTAAACCTCAAAGTAGCAATAGCCTCTTGTAGTTCTACCTCTTTAAGTCTGGCATTAGCAATAGTGTCAGACTTTTCTTTTATGTGATCAGCCTTGATAGTAGCAATCTTCTCGTTGAGTCTCCATCCGTTACTAACCCAACCAGCACTAAAGCCTACAGTTAGCACTATTGCTGCTATTCCTAGTTGCCCATACATTGTTGATATTCCTTTTCTCTACGGATTGTTAGGCCTCGTACAACTTGACCACCTGCTTTATTCCATCGAAGTATCTCTCTGCAAGCCAAAGAGTATTGTTCCTGATTAAGATATCTAACCAAGGTGGAACGACAAAATGCTCCAGAGCCGATATTATAGGCAAGAGATAGGTAGGCATCATATTCATATTGATGTAGAGGAACAGTTACACATTGCTTGATTGCTCCTTCAAACTTTTGAACATCAGATAGTTTACGCTGTAGTGCCTTTACTGGATCAATCTTTTGTCCGCTAGAGACACCTTCTGTAGTACCGAACCCGATAGTCCAGACACCAACAATGTCTTGATATGATTGACCTTCGTAGCCTTCGTGAACTGCTATACCCACTAGGGCTACGGCAGAAAGTGCTAATGATGCTATAGCCTTTCGGATCATTGTTCTTCTTTTGGTCGATCAATTGTTTTTATTGCTCCTTGTAGACCAGCCGCTTTTGCTGTTGGTGATGCTTGTTCAAGAATGTTTATTAAAGTGTCTTGATTTTTTTCAGACAATCTGCTAAAGAAAATATCAGCAAACTTTTTAGCACTTGACTTAGGAACAGAAGACATAAACAAACCAAGTGCTTGAGGGTTAGAAAAAAGTTCTGCCGCTTCTTTGTTCAAATCTTCTACTTTATTGCTTTTTAGTTTTCTAAGAATGGCATTTGTAACCGCAATTGTCTGATTCAAAAGTTGAGGAATATTTGCCTCCGCAACATCCAACCCCGCGTCCCTTGCAGATTTAGCCAACTCATTGGCTTTAGATGCTCTACGAAGATCAGACAATACAGACTGTGCAATTGATGTTTCTTCTGGAGTAAGCACTTCACCCAAGGTTTGAAATCTTGGTTGTCCTCCTGCTTTTTTAATAGTTCTTGCTGAGTTTTGAATTGCGTTTGCAAACATTCCTGCTCTTTCTGCATTCAACGGAGAATTCAAAGCAGCACTTAACTCATTACCAATCTCCATTCTATTTATTTTCATGGAGAAATCTGCGTATTTTGACAGATACTCTTTCCATCGTACACCACCAGATTTTTCAATAAGGTTATCTATGTACGATTTAATGTTGTTCTCAATACCGGCAGTCATTTTAGAATCCCAATTGTTTGCTTCTTTAGCAAGTCTTGAAATGTCGTTTCCGATCTCTTTTCTTATTGTGTAAAGATCACGAGAATCAATAATTCCTTTTTCAGTAACATATCGAGGATCAGTTAGTTTACTTTTGAGAAGATTGAATGTATCTTGAACGACAGTAGAAGATTTCATTCCAGGTGCTACCTTTATGTTGTCAATTTTATCTACAATCTCATTAACACGCAACGGGAAAAACCCTTCATCAGAAAGGCTTTTTATTTGCATTTCCTTAAAAGATTTTTCTGCTGCTCTTTGTGCAACCAAATCTTTTGTTTCTTTTGCTGCTTCCAACGCCTCAAAAACTCTATCAACACTTGGACTCCATTTACTGCTTACACGAGGCATCCCAGGAACAGGCACAAAAGCATTCTGATTTACCAAAGCAGATTGCTGTCCAGCCATTGTTTGAAACTGTCCTTGTGTTTGTAAGGCAGCAATCCTAGACGCTTCTTTTTGTGCTATTTCTTGTTCTAGTTGAGGAACAAGTTTACCTGCTATGTTTGCTTGTGCTAGTGCTTCCTCCCTAATAGGAGTTGTTTGTGCTGCCCTTAGAGCAGACATAGGGCCAACTGCTGTAGGATCACCTAAAACACCCATTCTTGCTGCTTGTTGCTCTGCTTCTCTTTTCGCAAAAACAGGAGCGCCACCTGTTGATCTTGCAAGTCTCTCTTGTGCGGCTGCAATATTTACAGACTCTGGAAATTGAGATACTGCTTCTGCTGCTGTTGGTCTACTTCCAGCAACCAATTCTTCTGACTGTTTCCAAGCATTGATAAACTTTTGTTTATCTTCTCCAGCAAGTTTATCTACAAAATCGCGAATCATTTCCTTTCTACCTTTTTCAGACAAAGGTTTTACAATGTCTTTTATAATACGAGAGCCACCTTTTATTGTCTCAATCCCACCAGACACTAAGCCACCTATGACAGCCCCTATACCTAATTGCTCAATCTTTTGTACAGCAAACTCAGCAATATCTTCTGAAGAATTAGATACTGGTTGAGCGATTGATCCAGCAGCGCCAGCAGCAGCGCCGCCAAGAACTCTAGAACCAAAGGTTGATGCACCAACCATCTGCGCCGCTTTCATTGCAGGTAAAAGAGTAGCAGGACTCAAAATAGAACCGGCAACATCTGCCCACTCAATTCCAGTCTCTCCTCTAGAAGCCCTTCCTGCTTGATATGATTTTTCACGCTCTGCAACAGCCCTTCTTCCTGCCTCTCCACCAACAACCTGAGTGATTGCTTCCATAGGCTTTACAACAGCACCACGCAAAAACCCAACAGCGGTTCTACCAACAGGCCCAATTTGTGTGCTTTCTTCAACAGGAGCAGCATCAGCAACAACTTCAGAATAAGGCATATTCCTTAGTCTTTGTTGTTCAGCAGTAGACTGATTACGCATCTTGTTTGCTATATCCGCAAGAATTTTTGCATCTTCTACATTGCCTGACGCATCAGCCCTTCTTAGTGCCTCTATAACTTGTTCAAATGTCGCCATTTTATTTTCCAAGGTATTTGTTTATCAAAGCATCAGCGCTTGTAGGTTGTTTTTGTGGTTTTGGGTTTTGAGAATTAAACCGTAACCCATAACGCTCTGCATCTATCTCCATTCCAGACAAGATAGCGTTTCTAGTGTTGTTAATCCATACTTCTAGTGCTTCTGTACTTCCAAAACCAGGAAATGTTTTAGCCGCTGTTCTCATATCAGCATCCGACGCTGAACCTGGAGGAAGGTTTTCAAGCCTTTGTTTGATTTCAGCGGCAGCAATTTTTGTCTGTGCTGCTAGTGTTTTTGGAGACACAACAGCACCAGCAAATTTAGACAAGTCACTTCCTGTAAGATCAATCCCTTTTGCGTTTTTAATATCTTCTTTTGTTATGTTGTTAAGAACATTTAATACCTTTTCAAGTTCAGCGTAAGAGCGCCTTACTTTAGACATTTCAGAGGCAGGAATTACTTCTCCAAAAGAATTTGTATATTTACCTGTTTTGTCAAAACCAACCTTAATTTCTTCTTGTGGTTTATCTTCCTTAATTCCATAGGCAATCTTAATTGCTTCTTTTGGTGAAATACCAAAACCAACAAGCTCTTCAACCTTTTGCCTTGAAGCAGTACCTTTTTCTTCTTTTGTTCCTGGTGTTTTGTATACGAGCCTGATAGCATCCTCTTGAGGAACACCTCGGCTTATCAGTTCTTGTATCTGAGTTTCTTGAGCAGAGGAAGTCTTTTCTGTTCCTCTACGTCCATAATAATCAGTTTGTGCTTTTGTAAGACCAAGACGCGCCTC